GCTGGAGAGCACGGAGATTTAATTATAGAAAAGTTGGATCTTCCAAAGTGATATGTGCTAGATTAGAGTGCTCGTTAGATTTTGAGCCAAAGACACACAATCAAAAGTATTGCTCTGACGAATGCTGTCGAATTGCTACTAACAAAAGAATCATGGAGAAATACTATGAAAAGAAAGCAATTAGAAGCGGTGCAGTAAGAATATGTAAGAATAAAGGGTGCGGGAAACAGCTTAGTAGGTATAATTATGAGTCCGTCTGCTCCTCTTGCGAGTCTGCTGCAATAAAAAATGCTAAGAAAAAGTTATTGGATATGATAAATGACGCTGGCAAAGCTAAATAAGGTAAGTGCATCTACCGTAATTGGTATTGATGCTTCTACTAATTCCGTAGCATTTTGTCTTTTTAGAGATGGAAAACCAGAAAGATATGGAAAGATTCTTCTTAATGGAATGACAATTTATGAAAAGATAGCAGATGCTAGAAACAAAATTGGTGCATTTAGTGAAGAGCTTAAGGCCGATTACATTGCAATGGAAGGCGCAATTATGGTTAAGTCTGCTGATGCGGTTATAAAACTATCATATGTATACGGAGTTGTACTTGCTGAACTTATGCAGTATAACCCAGAAGTAATAACTGTTGCACCCATATCTTGGCAGTCATACATAGGAAATAAAAACCTTACTAATGATGAAAAGAATGGAATTAAGATTACAAATCCAGGAAAAACAGATTCCTGGTATAAGACAAAGCAAAGAGAAATAAGAAAGCAAAGAACCGTAGACTGGGTAAAAAGATCTTTTGGTATTGAGCTAGATGATTTTGATGTTGCGGATGCCGTGGGTATTGCTTTTTTTGCACAGAAGACTTTGACGGAGAAAAAGTGAAACTATACCAAAGCAAAGATTATTTATTTAGAAGATATGTACTTCAGAAGAAAACGATAAAGGAGATAGCAGAAGAATGTCAGGTATCACATATGACAATCCAGAGATATCTGGAAGACTTTGGTCTGATAAAGAATCAGAGGAAGTGGAAAAGGTAGAAACTATCTACCCAATAACTATGGCTAAAACCAATTATGGCTTTAGTCTATATGTCGTTGATGGAGACGAACACGTTGGCGGAAACATTCAGAAGCTTGGATTCTGGGAGCCAGAGACAACAAATTGGCTAATAAAGAATGTACAAGAAACTGATACGTGCCTGGACATAGGAATGAATATTGGTTATTTTACAGAGATCATGGCTAGAGCCACTGGTCCATACGGAAGAGTTTTCTCATTTGAGGCAAACAAAGAACTTGTTAATGTTTATGAAAAAACTATACTAGAGTCAGATAATGACTATGAGTCTACAGGAGCAATCAACCTATTTGATATTGGTCTGTCCGATGAAACAAAAGAGGCCTTTATTTTAGTTCCAAATACTAATATTGGCGGAGCTGGAATAACAGATGAAAATAGTACAATAGATGGAATGACAAGCCTTCCAGTAATGCTTGATAATATAAACAATATTATTGATGATGTTACAATTGATGAAATAGACATTATTAAAATGGATGTAGAAGGTAATGAAGAAAAGATCTGGGACACATTAGAAAGACCACTTAAGTCATGTCGTGCTGCAATTGTAGAGCTTGGTCCATATCACTCAGAAGAGTTTTTAAATAAAGTATCATCTCAGTTTAATATGTATAGATTAGTTAATGATGAAGAGATGGAAATTGTAGTTGGAGACATTATAAACGCTCCACACCATATGAATGTTGTATTAAGGCATAAATCCTAGTTAATTAGCTTTGACATTTTAGTTGACCAAGAGTATACTTTATATAGAACAGGAGATAGCATGTCTGAAATAGAATTAGCAGAGCGTTTTGACCGTATGAACAAAGTTGTAGAACAAATGCTGATGGGCAATAGCGCTACACAAATATCAAAGACACTATCCATACCACGCAAGGATGTCCTTGACTTAATTGAAGAGTGGAAAGCTGTTGTTCGTGATGATTCAAGTGCAAGAGATCGTGCAAAAGAAGCAGTAGCTGGTGCAGATCAACATTACGCAATGCTTATTAAAGAGGCGTGGAAGACTGTAGACGACGCAGATCAGGCAGGACAACTAAATGTTAAGGCTAGTACATTAAAGCTTATTGCGGATATTGAGCAAAAAAGAATTGCAATGCTTCAGCAACTAGGATTACTAGACAACGCAGAACTTGCCAGCCATTTGGCGGAAACAGAAAGAAAGCAAGACATACTTATTGGAATACTTAAGGATATATCTGCAGAATATCCACAGGTAAGAAATGAAATTATGCGTAGGCTGTCTCAAATATCTAATCAGGTTGAAGAAGTAATTGTTGCTGAGCAAAATAATGTAACAAGTCTTAGGAATGTGAGCGAAGATGTCGTTTAATTTTGCAGACATAATAGACATTCTTGACGGAGAAGAATTTGATGAGCGTCCAGTAGAGTTGGATGAATTTGTTGTTAGTAACGAATACCTTGGTCTACCACCATTGTCCGAATATCAATATATGCTTATCAGGGCAAGCTCTCAGATATACAAGAGAGCAACATTAAATAAACTTTATGGTGAAGAAGCTGGTGAAAAGCGATGGAAAGAAACAGTTAATGAGGTAGTAGCACAACTAGGAAAAGGTTCTGGAAAAGACTACTGCTCAACCATTGCTGTTGCCTATATTGTTTACCTTCTTCTATGCTTAAAAGATCCAGCAAAATATTTTGGTAAACCTCCTGGAGACTCAATTGATCTTATCAATATCGCCGTTAACGCTCAGCAAGCAAAGAACGTTTTCTTTAAAGGCTTAAAAACTAGAATTGATAAGTCACCTTGGTTTGCAGGTAAGTATGTTCCAAAGGCTGACGTAATTGAATTTGATAAAGGAATTAGTTGCCACTCAGGTCACTCAGAAAGAGAAGCATTTGAGGGATACAACGCACTAGTAGTTATCCTAGACGAGATCTCTGGATTTAGCATTGATAATACAACTGGTCACGAGCAAGCAAAAACAGCTGGAGCGATATATGACATGTATCGTGCATCAGTTGACTCACGTTTCCCAGACTTTGGTAAAGTAATTCTTCTTTCTTTCCCACGTTATAAGAATGACTATATCCAGCAAAGATATGAGGCGGTAGTTGCTCAAAAAGAAGTAAAAGTATTAAGTCATAAGTTTAAGATGGACGAAGATCTTGCGGATGGGGTGGATGGAAATGAGTTTACTATTGAGTGGGAAGAGGATCAAATCATATCCTACAAGATTCCAAAGACTTTTGCCCTGCGTAGACCCACATGGCAAATTAATCCAACTAGAACTATTGATGACTTTAAAGTAGCTTTTTATACAAATCCAACAGATGCGCTGTCACGTTTTGCGTGTATGCCACCAGAAGCAGTAGACGCCTTCTTTAAATCAAGAGAAAAGATTGAGTCGGCTTTTGTATTAAATAACGGCGTAGATAATTCTACTGGTAGATTTGAAGAGGCTCTAAAACCTATTGATGATATGGAATATTTTGTTCACGTAGATTTAGCCCAGAAGCATGACCATTGTGCGGTATCTATGTCTCATGTAAGTGAGTGGGTAAAGATCAGATCATTTAATGATTATGAGCAGGTAGCACCTAAAGTTATTGTTGATGCAGTAAGATGGTGGACACCTACTTCAGATAAATCTGTTGATTTTACTGAGGTCAAAGATTATATTATTTCTCTTAAGTCTAGAGGATTTAATATCAAAGCTGTTACTTTTGACAGATGGAACTCGCATGATATGATGCAGCAAATTAAAAATTATAATATACATACAGAGATCCTGTCAGTAGCAAAGAAACACTACGAAGACATGGCTCTAGGTATTATGGAAGAGAGAATAAAAGGGCCAGATATTAAGTTGCTCATAGACGAGCTCTTACAACTAAGAATTATGAGAGATAAGGTAGACCACCCTAGAAAGGGCTCTAAAGACCTTGCAGACGCCGTATGCGGGTCAATATACAATGCCATATCAAGATCACAGAAGGGCGATAGAGAAATTAATATTCACACTTGGGCTGGAAGCAAAGAAGATAATGTAAATAGCAAGGTAACTAAAGATGGAGTACCTAAGAGGATGCCAGCAGAACTCTTGGATGCAATATCAGGAATGAGTATACTATGAGTAAATATGTAAGCACTAAATTCAATGGCATGATGTGTGCCTGTGTTGGTAAACATGTGCCACTGCCAGTAACACTTGAAACATATGAAGGAAATCATTTATGTCCAACAACATATAATAATGTTATTGAATATAAAAAGATCTGGGAAGTGCTTGGCAACGAGCCACCTGGAAGTATTAGAAAGCATTTTAGTGAGTTTGTACAGGATCTTGTACGATCAAGTGTAGACAAATCCAAGCAACTGTTGTAGAATTGTATAAGGCGGCAGTAGCTTAGTTGGTTAAAGCCCCGAACTCATAATTCGGTAATCGTAGGTTCAAGTCCTACCTGCCGCACAAAGAAAGGAGTAATCATGGCTAACAAAGAACAAAAAGGCAACGCAAATAAAAAGAAAGAGCCTAAGCTCTCTCTAAAAGAAAAACGTGCAAAGAAGCAAGAGAAGAAGAACAAGTAGTATAATTGTATTACCATAGTTTGTGGATGAGCCACAGCTCTGGTCCTGGCCAACGTGCTTGTAGGTACCTTGGGATGGAAGACTAGTTACTGCTGCCCAGCCTTCGGGCTGGGCAGTACTATAGGGAAGGCACATGGAAGATTTTGAGATGGACCAAGACGGCTTTGATCAAATGATGGAGCACTATGTTGAAATAGGTGCGGTAACTGTCAACGGAATAGATAAGTCTGGTAATTTTATTTATGTTATTACAGACAAGGCAAAGGAATTAGCTCCAGATTTGTGGGAAGTTCATCATGAAATGATTGATGAGGCTCTTATAAGTTTATTTGAGCAGGGATTAATAGACGTTGAATACGATGAAGATTTAAATGCCAACATGAAAATATCAGAAGCGGCTAAAGAAGTTATGTATCAATTAGGATATGTAGATATGGAAAATTTGGATGACACAGACAACTAGAGATAGATATTATTCAGATCTAGAAAGACTATTACCAACAAAAAGAAAAGACAAGACTGGACATAAAAGGCGTTTTATTCAAGAATATAAAAATAACAAGCCGTGTGCGGATTGCCAAACAGTCCTTCCTTGGTATATAATGGAATATGACCATGTTAGAGGGGAAAAGAAAGCTAATCTAACCAAAATGTATGCTACTCATACAATGGAAGAAATAATAGAAGAAATTGCGAAGTGTGACATTGTTTGTTCTAATTGTCATAAACATCGCACTTGGGTGTCCATGATTGGGCAGGATAGGGCTGGAAATGCAAAAGATTGAGTTAACTACTGATCAGGCAAAACAACTAGAAGCATTTGTAGAAGACCACATGAGTGGTTGTTATATGATGTTGCACGACGAAGAAGATGTTAGAGAAGGCTTTCAGCCATATGATGCTTATTGCGGATGTCAAACTTGTGACACAAGGGAGCACTTAATGGCAACATTTGATTGGCTAAGATCTCAAAATATTGTTGACGTATACGTTAACTAGTCTATGCCTCTGTAGCTCAGGGGATAGAGCGACGGACTTCTAATCCGCAGGCCGCAGGTTCGATTCCTGCCAGGGGCGCTATTGACACAACAAATTAAACAGAGTATAATTGTTATATAACAAGGAGTTAATATGCTAGGAGATAGTAGATTCACAAAAGCCCAAGGACCATGTTGGGAAGGCTACGAAATGGTTGGGTATAAAACTCAAAATGGAAAAAAGGTTCCTAATTGTGTCCCAGTAAACTCTACAAAAAAATCAGATTCAGTAGGATACGAAGTAGTAGCAAGCCATCCAAGATGCGAGGGACCAGCGCTTGTAGAAACAAATGGAACAAATGTATTATGCTACGGAAGTATGGAAGAAGCTCAAGCAGCATTAGCAGATATGAGCCGTGAATCTGAGCCAGCATCAGTAAGGCCTGATGATATGAATAAAATTTGGAAAGGATCTGGATTTGAAACTCCTCGATGCTGCCCCTGAAGAACAAGTAGTAGAACTAAAAGTAACAGATAGATGTGATGCTTGCTCAGCTCAAGCATTTGTATACCTTAAGGGTATATCTGGTGAGTTGTATTTTTGTGGTCACCATTATGCAAAAAATGAAGAAAAGTTACAGTCTTGGGCATTTACAATAGTTGATGCTCGTGATACAATTAATAGTAAGCCAGATTCAAGTAACTAAGAGAACGGATATGCGGTGCAAACATTTTTACCATACAGCGATTTTGACGAATGCGCTTCAGTTTTAGATTCACGCAGATTAAATAAACAGTTGTTAGAGGGAAGACAAATACTTAACTCGTTGGCTGGAGTTTCAAAAGGTTGGCGTAATCATCCAGCAGTTAAGATGTGGGCGGGATCAGAATTAGTTTTATATAACTACCTTAACGCTATTGCCAAGGAATGTTACAATCGTGGAATTAAGTTTAAGAATAACTTAGATGCAATTGATCAAACCATTGACACTCATTTTCAAGC